ACACGAGCTTTAGCTAATGCCATGTCTGCGTGTACAGTCCACAGTTCTTCCTTCCATTGTATAGGTTCTTCTGCGACAACAGCTGCCTCGAAAGCGAGGACATCTGCGTCTATTAATAGTGTAGTTTTACTCATAGTATACGCTCCAATTGTTTTGATATTTCTTGTATTTACTCTTACTTGGGTTCTCTGGATACAAACGAATTGTCATAGATGTAATTATATTTCTAGGTATCATCCACCACTCGTTTAAAGGTGCTAGATAAATAGCAACGACATCAATGAGGTCAGACATATGCTCCTTCGATGTACACCCGCTTGCTGTGTTTACATTGTAACACCGTTCAGTCTTACAAGATGTACTCTTTACTTGTACCTTTAGATCACCTGCCGGACAGTGTACGATATAGTCCCACGGCATAGGAGTCGTTGGAGTGTGTGGTTCAAAGTCCCGCTCTAAACATTCTGTTATGAAGCGTGTCTCTGCGATGGCTCCTATCCGTTGTGCGTTTGATGATGGCATGGTAAGGTCTTGTGTATCATAGAGGTATGCAAGGGTAGTGTACATGTCGTATTGTACTTCGTCCATATCAATGAGTCTCCGCCCATGTTGTACCTACTTTGTACTCACCGTCGAGTTGTACATTCAGCTTCAGTTCTTTACCAGCTACACGAATCGCTTTCACTGCTAACTTACCGAAGTCATCTGCGTGTTGTGGTATTACTTCTGCTTGGAACTCGTCGTGGATGTTAGCAACAAATGCATACTCTCTACCGTGCTGCCACTTACTCTTACCGAGTGCATGATATAACTGTATCAAAGCTACCTTCATACACACTGCTCCGGCTGATTGTAACAACATGTTCAGTGCTGCGTGACTACTGCGTATCCGTAACACCCGACCGTCCAGTCCCATCAATGTACCACCGTTCTCTACTTTCTTTTGGATAGCATCTTGTAGTCTCTTCAGAGCTGGTAGGTTATCTAAGAACTTACGCTTCAGTTGCACTCCTTCTTTAGCACCACCTCCTACGATTTCACCCATGAGTTTTGGTCCAGCACCATAGAGTAGAGCATAGATCATTGTCTTAGCTTGGTCTCTGTTGTCTAACCCTGCTCGTTCCATGTTGAATGTATGGATGTCTCCTTCTGTTACGATCTTTCCGTACTGACCACCGTCGTAGAATGCTAGGTAATGTGCTAACATCCGTAGCTCCAACCCACTAGCATCACATCCCACCAACTTCATACCACTACCCGCACCGAATAAATCCCGACACTCTTCACCATACGGTACACGACAAGCTGGAACCTGTGCTACATTTGGATTGCTGTGTGTACATCTTCCCGTCACTGCTCCATTTGTATTCACCGCTCCGTGTATCCGTCCGTTCTTAGCCAGCTTCAACCACGCTTGTTCTCCCTCTGCTAACTGACCAAGTCTTTTCTGTACCAAGAGATAGTCTAACAACTTAGCTGCTATTGGATGATCGATCTTCTTCAGTACGCCCTCATCTACTTTAGGTGTGGTAGCATCTTGTTCTACTGGTAACTCGTATCCGAGGTCAGCTAATGCTGCTGCTATCTGTGGTCTACTACCAGGATTAAACAGTGTAGTCTTTTGTTTGTTACCGCTCTTCTTAGCTTCCTTTAACAAGGTCTGCTTCAGACCCCTAGCTTTCAATATCTCCTTTAGTTTTACCTTGGTCTCAGCTTTGATAAGTTCTACTCCATCTTCTCTGTCTAATTGTAACACCCAACCAGCTGGACTCTTCATCTCTTCCACCTTGGGTGATACCATCTGTTGCAACTCGTCCTTCAACTCAGCACGAATAGATGTCAGCTTAGCGGTTAACTTGTCTGCTTTATCAAGATCAAAGCTGAATCCGTGCCGTTCTTGTTGAGCGATGATAAATGCGAACCAATGCTCGATGCTCATCATTACATTACTAGGGTCCTGCTTAATCAAATAATCGTACAACAACTGTGTAACTATACAGTCTCTCTCACAGTACTTCTTCATCTCTTCATTATAGTGATCGAACGCACCGTCCTCTTCTCCGTATGTCAGCTTCGTAGCTTTACCCATCCGGTGTCCCCAAGCTTTCAGACTGTGACTACCTACAAGTTTAGGATCGAAGTTATTACGACCGAAGTCCTCGTTGCGTAGGTCAGAGAAGATACACCTAGATAATACTAAGGTATCTACTACTTTAACAAGAGGCGGGGAGAATCCGTACAGCTTCTTCAAAGCAGGTATATCAAACTTAATAACATTGTGTCCGACGATACGGTCTGCTTCTGCTAGTGCTGTCAGTCCACGGTGTATACTATCTCCCGCAAATGTCACCATCTTCGGAGTCATTGGATCGTACACAGACAAGCAGTGTACAGTGTGTAAGTCCGTCAGATTAGTGAAGTCCTCAAGAGCATTTGTTTCTATATCAAAGAATAGTGTTCTCATATTTGTTTTTAGAATGGTTCATTATTTGTTTCTTCGTTAAATGTACTAGCCCTCTCTTCCTCGGTGCACCTACCTGTATCACAGTTGTAATACAAAGTTGAACAGTGTCCGGTCTCACCGCTGAATCGATTCTTCAGTACTCTTACTTTTGTTTCGTTAGATAGTCTGTCGCTTTGTTGGTTGCGTTCCAGTCCGATGACCATGTCCGATAGCTGTGCGATTGCTTGTGACCCTCGGAGGTGGTGCAGACTTACTCGTCCACCCTCTTCATGTCCAGTATCCACACGCTTCAAGTGACTGACCAATACCATACCGCACCCTGTCTCCTCAACTAGAGATCGTAGCTTGGTCATAGTATTATCAATCAGTCTGCGTTCATCGTCTCCCTGTATCCCACTGACAACAATCGATAGGTGATCTAAGAATATCCACTTACAATCAAAGCCCTTAATTAAGTACCTTATTTTGGACAGAAGATTGTCGGACTCCATACTCCCGAAGTGATCGTAGGTGTAGAACTTACCGTTGCCAACAGTCTTATCGAACGCAGGTCTCATCTCCTTCTCATCTAACATATCATCGTCAAGGTGTAGTGGTTTGTTCATGTGAATACCAAGGATACCTAGTGCTGTACGCCTGACAGATTCTTCAAGAGCTATATAACCTACCGTCTCACCCAGTCCTAACAGATGGTGTGCTATCTCACGACAGAACAGACTCTTACCGATACCACTACCAGCAGTAACAGTAACAAGTTCTCCTAGTCTCATGCCATGTGTTATGTGATTCAGTCCGATAAACGGATACGGTTTGCTTTTGTGTTCCTCCTTGTGGCTGATAACATCCCACAACTCCTTACCGTTTACGATACCGTCCGGTCTGTACTCACGAGCGTCAAACAAGCAGTCTACTAGTTCCTTTGATCTACCTGCTAATAACATATCGTTAGCATCCTTTAGTGGTAGCTCTGCGATGTGTGCCTTACCGGGACTTAGCATACTAGCACAACTTGCTGCACCCTTTCTTCCTGTGTCGTCGTTATCAAAACAGAATATTACTTTCTCGTAACGCTCGACCCAATCTAAAGCATGCTTAAAGTTTTGCATACTACTAGCTGCACCATTCGGTATTGATACCACCGCCCAGCGATTGTCTAGGATTTGTGACACAGATAAAGCGTCGATCTCACCCTCACATATTATTAGGCGACGACCTCCATCTCTCCATAAATGCTGACCGTATAGACCTTTAATCGTACCTGTAGTAGCGAAAGACTTGTCAGCGAATCGTATCTTTTGACCCATGATAGCACCATCTTTATTACGATAGTTAGCTATCTGTACTCCTTTGTTTCTATACTCTCCTCTCCAGTATCCCCACTTCTTACAGGTATCTTCGTTTAATCCTCTCGCAGGTATAGACTCTGGTTTGCCTTGTGCAAAATCACTCGGTGTTGTGTCTGTCACTCTAGCTCTCCCTCCATGTCTACCTCTGTGTTCATTACATGAGAAGCAGTGTGTACTCCCGTCGTCGTTGGTGGAACAGGCATCACTTGCTCCGCAGTCGGGACAGTCATGGTGTGTTTTGATAAAAGCCATGACTTAGGTATTGTTTGGTGTGCATATTTTATTCCTTTCTTTTCGCACCAAGCTGCGTAGGTGGTGTCGCTTCCTTTACGGATTTTGTTTCTCGCATTCTGAAACACCAATC